AGGATCTAACCCTACACCACGCGCAGATTTTTCATCAACCGCCACTTCTGTGTCAAAGATAACAGGCACTAAGCCTTTTTTCTGCGCATGCCCAAGAATCTTATTGATGATATAGGTCTTACCTGTCATTGATGGTCCTGAAAAGCCTGTAATACGACCTTTCGGTACACCACCAAACAAACTACCAGACACAATAGCATTTAATGCCATACATCCAGTATCATAATAATCTTCAACATTAGATAAACTAGCATCGGTAAGAAAAGATGCTTCTGGATTCAGCTTATCTAAAGATTCAAAGGCTTTAAGTACGTTTTTATCCATTACTTAGATTCTTCTTCATCATCAAACAACTTAACTACACCAGGTTCTTCTGCAGGAGGAGCTCCAGCAGGTGGACCACCGACAGGAGCATTAACAATAGTAGTATACTGACCTAATAACTGCTCATTAAGCGCAAGACCCTCTGATACTACAACACTATTTGCAGGAAACTTCCAAATTGTATCTTGCTCAGTAGTATTAAACTCCTTAAAGAAATAGGGAATTAACTGAACTGCAATTTGACCAGTTTGCTGATTAGGTTGCACATGAATAATCACAGGCTTCTTAACGCAAACTTGATCCTCAGGACCTTCGGCTACTTCACCAAGAATAGCGCGACCAATAGAATCTACGAATACGGTATGGTTCTTTTCACTCATAACTTTTTATATTATAGTATAGTTGAAAGTAGTTTCAACTTAAATTTTTAATAAATCAAATAAATCTGTCTGTACCATCTCTCCTGGTTTACGGCATTTCCAGCCTACAGATTCATACAACCTTTCAAATACACTATATACAATCTTCTCAAACATTTTCTCTCTATCAGGTTGGATATCATTTGAGAACTCTTTAGGGAATGTATACTTATATCCAAACGACGGGATCCCATACTTATTAGGCCTTTTACAGTAAAAGTATCTCACCTTATCACCGCTATTAATAGCTTCATATTTACTTGTAAGATTACTCTTTTCTAAAAGGTAGTTATAAAAATAAGCTGACTTAGCATGTATAGGCATACCCTTGTATGTTTTAAAGTTATTACATTCCTCACCTGTTGACTCTGATATAGTTGAGTAACTCTTAACACCCATAACGAACGCAATATCTTCTAGCGGTAAGGTATCAAACAACTCATACATCTCATTAAACAAATTATTAGTTGTATTATAATCCTTAGTGCGAATCATCGTCTCAATAATATTTTTAACGTGAGGTTTAATAGCTTTAGGCATCGTAGTACGTACAACTTCAACACCAGTATATTTAAATTTATCAACTGGTATACCTTCATCATCTAAAACATGTAGGATATATCTCTTCTTCTGTAAAAATACGCCTCTACTACAAATAGCTTCTCTCTTAAACTCAAATCTACAATCTTGTGAGTTAAGGGCATGTTCACCCCATTTCTTAATAGTACCATTGAGAATGGTTTCAAGTTCATCGGTAAGTTCAATTACTTCTTTAGATACCTTCTTTCCCTTTGTAAACGGTATATTGCCATGCTCAATAAGATGCTTAATGGTTACGTATACTGAGTCAGTATCATTATAAATAACAACAGGATCTTTTCTGATGTCATCATCAGTCAAGCCAGTTCTCTCTTTTACTAAATCAGTAAGTATCTTATTCGACTTTTTAATAATCGATTGACCAGTAAGAGTAATTGATCTTGTGATATCAGGATCACCCATAGGGGATACTTTATTACCAAAATAACCGTATATACGGTTAATAAGAATCTTAATTGTTAGCTGCTTAATCTCAGCCTGGTCAGCTCTAAGTTTTGTCTTAGCATAATCAGGATCATCTTTCTCAAGTTTAGCCAATTTACGTTTAGCAATTCCTAGATCTTTCTTTACAACTTTACGTTTATCATAATATTTGTCTGTAATAAGAGGAAAGATGCCTTTCTTCTTCTGAGAAAATAAACAATTAGCTCGCGTTATAGATATGTTCTCCTTCTCTACAAAACGAGCAAACTTTTCTTTTGTTAATTCTACGACCTTTCCAGTAATAGAAGTAACTACTACATCCCCATCACTTGTTATCTCAAACCTACCAACCTTTGTCTCGGGTGATAGGTTAAGAGATATCATAATACTTGGATATAGGCTGTTAAGGTCAAACGATACTATGTTATCTCTAAATCCACGCTCAGGTTCTCCAACATATGCACCTTCATATTTGTCTCCTGACCTTTCAACCTCAAAAGTCGGTACTATTTTACCTTGGCTTCGAGCTTCAATAGTTGCGGCACCGGTAACAACATTAATAGTTCCCATGGCGTTCTCTAATGGGGTAAGTCCAACATATGCCAACATTCGCAGAAGCATCATAAACTGGAGCTTCTCTTCCATGCGCACGAGCAAATTAACGTCTTGAATGTTGTAATCAACAAACGTTTGCCAATCATTATCAGCTAACGATGCAAGATTCTGTTCACCATATTCAATCTTCTTTTCTCCAAGCTCAAGCTCAGCAATATCATTAAGTTTATATGACTCTCGCAAACCTTGAGTAAAACCTTTATAGATATCAAGATAGTCAACACAGGATACACCCTTTAAGTGCCATCTTGTATTCATCTTACCAAACTTACCTTGAAACTCTCGTTTATAGGAAACATTAACAGGTGATAATCTACTAGCTACTTCTTCACCAAGTATCTTGGTAATGCGGTTCATTAGATACGGCATATCAAAGAACTCACTATTCCAACCCGATATAATATCTGGATGATCTTTTTCAATATGTTCAACAAAACTTAATAAAAGATCTCTCTCACTTTTACATTTCTTATATGTTACATTATCTAATGTAGGTTTATAATCTTTTTGTAATCCCCAAGTATAAAAATGATTCTCTAATGAATCCCATAATGTAATAACATTAACTGTATCTTTTGCAAACTCAGGTACAGGGAATTCATCCGGGCTATATGTCTCAATATCAATAAATTGAATCTTTAGAGGATTCTCAGTAAACTCTGGAGTATCATTTACCTTCCAATATCTATCGATAAGAAACTGCTGTAATACAGATAGATTTTCAAATACACGTACATTTACCTTTTCACCATTTTCTCTCTGAGCACGTACCATCTGACGAATTTGCTCGCCCCGTCTATATTCAACGGGAAACTCAAACTTTTTAAGAGGTGTATTAAAGATTGATACACCATCTGATTTTTGAGTAGTTTCCATATAGAAATAAGGATGATGGGGAATATCAACAGACATTCTCTTACCATCTTCATCCCATGTAAATAGACGAATAACTTGTTCGTCAGGAAGATATGCTACATTTCTATACGACACTCAATAAGTATATTATCTCTACCGATTGGTTGCAAGTGAATTAATACACTTTCTTTCTGGAGATTTGTAAGGTAGCTTATAAAGTTCAGCATACATATCAATATTTTGATCTAATTCTAACCATCTCTTTTCTGCAACATCTCTTGCAGCTTTAGATTCCTTCATATATTTTGAGAAGTTATTCTTTGTTAGTTGTTTAATAATATCTAACATTTCATCTCCAGTTTTAAATTTATATGGAGCATCTTCATATGTACAAAGATCTTGACATGCAATTGGTATACCGTAGCTACACGCTTCAATATATTTTAAATCACTCTTAGCTTTATTAAATGTATTATCGACTAATGGTGCAATAAACATCGTCGGGTTAATTTTGGACAAGAGCTCTGGATATTCATATAATCTCACCCATGGATGGAACTCAATTTGACCGGATCTTACATATGGTTCAAGAGTAAGCGGATATGCACCTATAAACACCCACTGAAAGTCATTTAATGTTTTAATAATAACATCATTAACATGATAAAAATCATCTCTTTGTTTTACTCTATTATCAACATCGAAATGAGCACCTGAAGCAGAATAAACGATTCTTGGTTTTCTTTTATGCTTGCGATAATTTCTCTGTATTTGGGATTCTCTATAATAATTGCCCATCCACCACTTAGGAGGAAAATTAGGTATTACTGTAATATTTTGATTACCGGTTTTATCCCGATAATACTCTTGCATAAATTTATTAGTAACAGTTATCTCATCGCAT